ATTGCTTGCTGGGTCAAACCCTTCTGACAACAAATCTTCGTGAAAAGCGAACGAAGTCATAGTCATAGCTTTATCGTTTCCGAACCAAGAGTTCTCTTCTGCCCATGCTTGGGCTTTAGGATCTGGTTCAGAATACTCTTGAGGCTGTGGTTGTGGCTCCGTTGGTATGTCCTGTGTTACCTGTTCTGTTTGCGCTGCTTGTGCAGTGCGCTCTTGATTCAAAGCTTGTACGCGTTGAGCTTCAACAGCAAGAGCTGCTAGTTTCTGTTGTGCGTTCGTCTGTGCATCGATGTCTGCTTCTTCGTTAGCTTTTCTTAAAAGATTCTTTGTTGCTTCGGTCTCAGCTGAAATCCTGTTGGCCTCAGCTACAATGTAGTTACTATCTAAATTCGTTTTTTGTTGTGTTAATGTTTCGTTTTCTTTTTTTACGTTTTCGGCAAATTGCGTTGCTGCTTGCTCTCTTCGTTCGGCTTCCCTTAATTTAGCAGTCAGCTTATCGATACGTTTCTTTACACCTTTACTGTATTCTTCGTGTTCATCGGCTTTTGCTTCTTCGGGTTGAGGTTCAGGCTCTGGTACTACTTCCGCAGCTCCCTCGTCACCTAGTACAGGCTTGGTAGGTTGCTGAGGATCTATAGGTAAAGCTCCCCCTTCGTCTATATCAACATCCACCTCAGGACCAGTATCATCTAACTGTACTGTTTCCTCAGCGGCATTCATATTTAGTTTATGCTCAGGCATGGTCGTTCTCCATGGTTATTAAAATTGATGCAGAATTGCTTCTGGGTCTGGAACCGTTGCGATGATTTCATCATCATTCAACAGTTTTATTTCTCCGCCCTCGATTTGTATCCTTGATCCTGAGTATCTTCCGATCAATACCCAGTCTCCTGGTTTACACCAAGGGCCAGTAGAAAATCTTTCTCCGTCGTACGCTTGTGGTCCGACTTTTAGTACGTAGCCAAGCAGCGTTCCTATCTGCTGTCTTTCACGAGTCTCACTCGTTAGAACAATACCACCTTCGGTTTGTCCTTGGCCCTTGTACGGTAATATCATAATCCTCCACCCTGTTGGTGAAGGTAGTTGGTCTAGTAGTTCTGAATCTAATTTATCAGGATCAAGCGTAGTCGCGTCTCCTTTCTTCTTACCTGATTGGTAAGCTTTCTCTAAAGCAGACTGTTCCGCTTCTTTCTTTTTCCATTGTTCTTCCATGGCTAGATTGCTTGGATTTGGCATTTATATCTCCTGATTTTTCATTAGTTGTCGAATTTCTTCTCGTGTGTAATTCAACGCCTCGACTTGACCAGTCAGATTCTTGTAATGCTCCCAATCTCGGACTTCGCCGTTGGAGAGTATTTCTTGAAGTTGCTGTTCTTTTTCATCTATGGCGCGCAGTACAGCTGTCGCGAATTGTAGTAAATCTATGTCATTCCTCCTATTGGATAAGGATTAGGGTTATAAGCTGCAGGGACGGGTATAGATGTTATACCTCCCATGTCTGGTACGCCAGCAGAACCGTATGGATCGCTTTGATACTGTCCGCTTTCGTACGGGTTATAGCCTACAGCTGGTTGCCCAACCATGTAATTCTGTGTCATAGCAGCGACTTGTTCTTGTCTCTGTTGTTCGGCTGCTGCAGCTTGTTCGGCTGCTGTTGTTTGCTCAGCTTGCATTTGTGCAATAAGTTCTTGCAGCTGAGTCATGAAATCGGGTTGTGCGGGGGTTTCTGTTTTAGCAGGAATGCCTCCTTCTGGAACGGGTATAAAGCCTTCTGGAACGGGTTGTGCTGTATTAGTTTGGTCAAAAGTTTCGCCTGTTGCGGGATTGTAATATGGAGTTACTACCATAGCTCCTACTACCATATCATCTAGGTCTAATATAGTATCGTCCGTGGTCGGTTGACCGTTGCCCACGGCTGCTTCAACAGCTTCATCTACATTAAGAACAGGATTCTCTGCTCCGCTTAAAGCTGCAGCGATAGCTCGATCTATGTCACTATCCATGGGGGTGACCTCTGGATCAATCATGGGTGACATTGTTGATTCAGAGGTCATAGTCATTGGCTCACCTTCAAAAACAGACATTCCGCTTGTTCCTAAAGGGCCTAAAGTTGGAGAAGTCATTGCTCCTATTGTTACAGGTAAATTTTCGATAGCACTTTGTATTACTTCAGGAGGAGCTACGAAAGCTTGTTCAGGGGTTACTGGTTCAGCTAGTTCCATAGCAGGAGTTGCTGCGCCTGGTTTTAGCTGCCAACCTGTGTTCATATCGTAACGAAAGTTACCAGACATAATAGCTGTGGCTGCATCTGGGTATCCTGCAGCTTGCCACCAATTAGTACCAGGTGTGCCTCCTTGTTGTGTGCTAGTTCCTATGTTTTCTAAAGTAGAACTTTTAGGAGCGACGTATGCAGGGGGGCCCTCAGCTGGAAGACCTGTTGCCCTGTCTGTCACAGTGGCTGTTTGTTCAGGAGTAACCGTAGGTAGTCTAGATAAGTTTACGCCAAGATCTCTTAGATCTTCTCTTCCAATAGCCCTTTCATCTTGTCCGCCAAGATACCTAGAATTCATTATTGCACCTGGTATGCCTAGCCTCATTTCTTCTCTCTATCTGCTTTTACTTTCATTGCTGCTATGTCTTCTTGAGATTTTAGCCTCTCTTCTTCGGATTGATCTTTCTGTTTAAGCTTCGCTTTATCCAGTTTGATTCTCTCCTCTGCGATCATCTTATCATCTTCGTTTTCTTTTGCACGTATTGCAAGCTCTTGTTGTTTCAGTGCAACTACGCCATCGTCAGTAGATAGTATCTTCTCGATTCTAGGCATGATTGATTCCATGATCTTTAATTCTAGTTGTGCCTTCAAAGCTTCTTTTGCAGGATTAGGTGGGGGTGGCATCATCATTCCTCCTTGTTGCATAGCTGGAACAGGTGCAGGTTGATCTGGCATCTGCTCATTAGCTTGGTTCTGTGCTTCTAAAGATACGTGTTGGAATATGTGCGATACCATCATTGGTACTGCAGCTGGGTTTGTCATACCAGCTCCCGACTCTAAGAAAGATAAGTGCACCTCTATGTGAATCTGATGCGCCTGGTCAGGGAATGCCATAAGAGGTGCACCCATTAGTGCTGCGCTGTTCTCACTCGCAGGATCCATCGGAACGGGGGGTGGTGGATCTGGTGCAAATAACGCTTCAATATTTTCTGTACCTAACGCTTGGTACATTCTTCTGTAAGCTTCTTTGATGTTATGTATCTGAGGATTGCTTTGAACTAACTGTAGTTCTTGTTGAGCTAATGTAATCCTCTGGCTCATAGAAAAGAAGTTAGGATCACTGACAGGGATTACATCAACCCTATTATCAAAGTCTGCTTGTTTGATTTGTTGGTCTCCACCTATAACTTGGTATGGATATACAGGTGGTAGATACTCTGCAAATAATCTGGTTAGTATCTTAAATTCTGTTCTTTGTGCATAGTGCAGTCTTTTGTGTACTGCGGACATGACTCTTGTGCCTTGCTCTAGCAAAGCCATAGTTGTTCCTACAGGTAGCTCTTGATTACCTTCTCCTACTTGTAGATTCGTAATTGATGCAAATCTTTGTCCAGCCTCTACACAAAATCCTAACAGCTGTAGTAATGTCCCCGATGGTTCTTTGTAAGGTAGTGGTATTAATGAATCTCTTAGTGCTCCGCCAGGTGCGTCTACATCTCTGAACTCTCCTGGTTCTAGTGGAGTCTCGTCGTCCCTAATTCTAAGTCCCCTGGCCTTGAATCCAGCAGGTAGATTTGCCAGCGTACCTGCATCGATCAATTGTCGTAGGGCTCCTGTGGCAGTTCGAGACAATCCGCCAATCATGTGTATTAAACCGAACCCATAGAACCCAAGGCCAGGAAGAAACTTGTAATGTACAAAGTATTGTATCTTTGTTCTTAGTGGATCATCTTGACGATAGTTTCGTCTGATCGATAAAACAGCATTAGATGCTCTGTCTATTGTGATGATAAAAGGTAGGTGGTATCCGTCTGGATCTTCAAAACCTGGTATGTCCATGGATACGTGACACTCCAACAATTCATACATCATGTCGTTGGTGGTGGCACTAAGTCCTTCTAGTTCGTCTTCTTTGTCTGTGGTTTCGCTGCCTATGTTTGTTTCGGCTGGCTGTAGTGGTATGTCCCTATAAAATCCTGCAAGCTGTTGTGTCCTAACATCGTTGTATGTCATTTTGACTACGTGTGTCACTCTTTCGCATGTTTGTAAATCACTTGCTGTATAGGGAACTACTAGATCTTCTACGGGTACAAACGTACTAACTGCTCTTTGTTTGCTTGGGTCGTAATAAACTTTCTTAAATGCTGTTCCTGCTAGTGGCAGATAAAATAACAGCTGGTCCATTTCAGGGGTATATTCTTCCATTACCGTAGTGATCTGGTAATTCATGAACTCTTCCACCCTTCGTGCTTGGTCTTCGGTTTCTGGAGTTTCGTTACCCATCACTCTAGTTTTGACAGGGCCCTTACTAGGTAATAATTCCTTAAATGCCTGCGCTTGGAACTGGGTTACGGATTCGGCGAGCATAGGGTGAGTTACGCCTGATGCTCCTGGAAAAGGTCTGTCTCGATCTTCATACTTAAATCCAAGTAGATCTAATCCTTTTACGTATGCATCTTCCCAATCATGGCGACTTGCTCTGTCCTCTTCGTGGTCAGTGACTAGCTCATAAGCAATTCGTCCTAGCTCGCCTTCATCAACGTACTCCGCTAAGTTCGCATCAAATGGTGTGGTGTCTATAACTTCTTCGTCAGGAAAAAAGTCTATCTGTGCGCCTTCCTCAGATAGTTCAACGGCAATATCACCTTCACCCGTTTGCATGGGTTCTTCAATTTGAACTTCTGTACCGTCTTGTACTTCCAGATCAATAAGATCTGACAACCTTTCTATGTTGGTTGGTTTGCTGTTTTCTGCCATTTACAGTTTAGTAAACGCCTGTGAACTTTGTGCCTCTCATTGCATCGCCACCACCACGGCTTTTGCCTTTCCCGTCTCCAGGTTTGGTCATGGGTGCTTTCATATCAGTTTGCTTTGCATAAGGAACAAATCCTTGGTCCTTTATCTTTTCGCCTTTGTCAGCCATTGCTCTCTCCTAATAATATTCTCTGATCCGTCTCGGTTGATTATCCTGCAGATCATCGTCCGATTCTAAACCAATAAATCCGCCCTGTCGATAACGCATTAACGCTTGCGTTGTCGAGTCTACTAAGTCGTCATGATCTCCAAATGGAAACGCTGCACATTCTTCTACTAATTCTTCCGCCCAACGTGTGTCTGGAACGTACACCATGCCTGATTCCAACATGGGTGCGACCGCATTTACCCTTGCAATTTTGTCTTGTCCTTTGCCAGGTGAGTAATTGACCACAGGAATACCCGCATGACGTAGTTCGTCCGTGAGCGGTAGACCACTGGCCTTGGCTTCTACGATTACTGGGTCTGGATCCCAATATTCAAACTGTTTATAAGCCTCTTTCTTGAGCGTAGGGAAGTCCCATCTACCTTTTTTAACATCAAGTAACAGCAAAGCTGGTCGCATAGAGTTAGGATCAGGGTAAAACACGCACCATGTTGTAATTGCAGAGTAATCGGACGTTTCTTTCTTGGTATAGGCTGTATCGTACGACTGTATAACGTACTGCATCTCTGGAACCTCGTCTTCTTCCCACAATTGCCACCATTCTCGCTTCAAAATCGCCCCTTCTTCCGAAGTTGGGTTCTGCATCCACTGTGCTTCCCACTTACTAACAGGTATAGAGGCTTTTACCCCTTCTAATTCTGCTAATTGCCAATATTCAGGCCATAAAGGTTCTTGACTATCAGGAAATATTGCAGGGAACTCGACGACTTCCCACTGATCGGCGTGATCTTCTACCTGTTTGTTCAATAATCGCCCTGTTAGATCTTTGACACTCCATCTTGTCATGACAATAACGATAGCTCCGCCTGGCTGTAGCCTTTGTCGGGGTCCAGAACTGTAGTATTCCCATGCATTGTCCAATGCCGTGGGCGAAAGAGCGTCTTGCTCCGAGTGAATATCATCTAAAACTAGAAGATCTGCACCACGTCCTGTTACCGCACCGCCAATACCTGAATAAAACGCTTCACCACCTTTGTTTGTCTCCCACCTTCCTGCCGATTTACTATCCGCTTTTAGACTGACACCAGGAAATACATCTTGATACGCCTCTGAATCTATTATGTCCCTGACTTTTCTACCAAAACGAAATGCTAGTTCTGCAGTGTGCGTAATCTGCATGATCTTCAACTTAGGATTACGGCCCAAGATCCATGATGGGAAGAATGTAGAGGCAAATTCAGACTTGGTGTGCCTTGGTGGCATGTTCACTATTAAACGTTTTATCTTGCCTTGTGCTACTTGCTCTAGTTTTTCTGCAAATATTTGGTGATGTCTGCC